AAAAGTACCTATGGCAACGACTTATCTAGATTTGACAAACGAGCTTTTAAGAGAACTTAATGAAGTACCTCTTACGGCTTCTGATTTTGCATCTGCTGTAGGTGTACAAGCGCACGTAAAAGATTCCATAAACAAAGCATACTTTGATATTATTAACCAAGAACCACAGTGGCCTTTCCTAGCGGTAGGCGAAAGTGGTGGAACTGACCCGATGTACGGCAACGTATATGTAGAAACAGTGGCAGGCACAAGATTTTATGAGCTGAAGGCTTCTAGTGATTCAATCAAGAACGACTACGGCTCAATAGATTGGGATAACTTCTTCCTTACTACAGTAGGTGTTTCAGGCGAAACAGCTCCCTTTACAGGGCGTAACCTACGATATACCACCTTAGAAGACTGGAAAAGATTTAGACGTACTGGCGAAAACTTAGACGATGCCGATACACAGAACTATGGTGAACCCGATATAGTTATCAGAAGTCCCGACTCACGCAAGTTTGGACTCAGCCCAATCCCCGACAAAGTATACAGAATATGGTTCTACGCTTACAACCTACCTACTAAATTAACTGCCTACACTGATGAAATAGTATTCCCCGAAATGTATAGCACTGTGCTTCTAGCTCGTGCAAGGTACTACATTCATCAGTTTAAAGACAATCCACAAGCAGCTTCATTTGCTTTGGATGATTATAAAAAAGGTTTACGTAGTATGCGCTCGAACTTAATTGAGCCTGCTCCGTTCTACTTCACAGATGATAGAATGAGATTCTAATTTATGGCAGCTTCACAACCTTACGGATTTTCAGCTAGAGGTGGTTTAAACACCAACATCAGCGAAATCGAAATGCTAGGTCAAGCAGGAATTGCGACTACACTACGCAATTTTGAAGTTGACCCCGATGGTGGTTATCGAAGAATTAATGGCTTTACAGCTTTTGGTGGTGGCTCAGCAGCTAGACCCAATGCTTCAAATACTGTATTAGGAATTAAAACATACGCAGATGGCGTAATAGTTTGTAGCGGAACAGATATTTTCTTTAGCAATGACGGAGCTACTTGGCTACAAATAAATCGTGCTTCTGTTCATAGTGGCGGTGATGACTATTCTACTTTTACAGGTCGTTCTGTTCTTTCTAGAACTGGACAACTTCAATGTTCTATAAGTATTTATGAAGGAAGTACATCTCCGTATGGTGAAGTTCTTATTTGTGATGGTGCAAATAAGCCATATTATTTTTACATGACAGGCACTGGCGCATTAAATACTAGAACATTTTATGCACATGAAGTAACAATAAGCAATCATGATGCCCCAACAGTAGGAACAATACACAGTAATCATTCAGTGGTAGCAGGAACTTCTGATGACCCTAATTTAGTTTATTACAGTCATTTGCATGAAATAGATAACTTTTCAGGTGCAGGCTCAGGCTCTGTACGCCTTGCAGATAAAGTAACAGGATTAAAAAGTTTTCGTGGCGACTGTATTGTATTTTGTAGGAACAGTATTTATCGCCTTGTAAACATAGAAGCTAATGATAGCACTACAGCTATAGTTCCTATTACTAAAAACGTAGGTTGCTTAGATGGTCAAAGCATTCAGGAAATTGGCGGTGATTTAGTATTCTTAAGTCCAGACGGCATTCGTACTCTCGCAGGTACAGCACGTATTGGTGACGTTGAGTTGACTTCTGTGAGCCGAAACATTCAAAGTATTATCAGTGACATTACGAATAATATTAACAACCTTACAATTTCAAGTATCGTATTACGCTCTAAGTCACAGTACAGATTGTATTACAACAATCCAAACCAAGCAGCAACAGAGTCTAAAGGTATTATCGGCACATTTACTGGTCAGGCTTTTGAATGGTCTGAAACTAAAGGCATTGAAGCCGTAGCAATAGATAGTGGATTTTTAGATTCTGGCATTGAGCAGATTGTACATGGCGATACTGATGGCTATATTTATAATCACGATACTGGTAACTCATTTATATATGCAGGGTCTTCTTCTGATATTTCAGCTACATACACAACACCTTACTTAGACTTTGGTGACTTGGGTACTAGAAAAACTTTGCAATATGCTAAGCTTTCAATTAGCCCCGATGCAAGTGCAGGCGGTTTTGCTCAGCCAGACTTGAAAGTAAGTTTTGACTTTGACGATACTAATATACTACAGCCAAGTGCAGTAACTCTGCCTGCAGTTCGAGCAGGTGCAGCGTTTGGCACAGCAACATTTGGAACTGATTTTTTTGGAGCTATTGATACTCCACTTTTACGACAAAACTTACAGGGCAGTTGTTACTCAAGTAACTACACTATTACCAGTAGCGATTCTTTAATACCTTATACAATAAATGGTTTATACATAAACTATGTCCCAACAGGCAGGAGATAATTAAATGGCAGGTACAAGCTATACACGACAAAGTACAATTGCAGACGGCAACCTTATTTCTGCCTCTCTTTTCAATAATGAATATAATCAACTTGTAAATGCTTTTGCGTATGCAAGTTCTGGTACAACTGGTCATACGCATGATGGTAGTGCAGGACAAGGTGGCGCAATTGGAAAAATTGGCGACCAAGATTTTTTAAATAAAATAGAAGTCGATTCTACAAACAATCGAATTGGTTTATATGTAGAAGTAAGCAGCGCTGCTGTAGAACAAATTCGCATTCAAGATGGGGCTATTGTACCAGTAACTGATAGCGATATTGATTTAGGCACAAGCAGCTTAGAGTTCAAAGACCTATACATTGATGGAACAGCTAATATTGATAGCCTTGTGCTTTCTTCAGGTTCAACAGTTACCGCAGTTCTAGATGAAGATGACTTGTCAAGTGATAGTGCAACATCTTTAGCAACTCAACAATCTATCAAGGCTTACGTAGATGCACAAGTAACCGCACAAGATGTAGATATTACTACTGATAGTGGCACTATTGCAATTGACTTAGACTCAGAAACACTTACAGTATCAGGCGGTGAAGGCATTGATACTTCTGCAACAGGTAACGCTATCACAATAGCAGGGGAAGATGCAACAACTTCTAACAAGGGTATTGCTTCTTTTGATTCTAATGACTTCACAGTTTCAAGTGGTGCTGTTTCATTGGCAACTACCTCAACGGCTGCTGAGCTAAATATTCTTGATGGGGCTACAGTAACAACAGCAGAGCTTAATATTCTTGACGGAGTTACCGCAACGGCTGCCGAACTAAACATCCTTGATGGTGTTACCTCTACAACTGCTGAACTTAATATTCTTGATGGTGTTACATCAACTGCATCAGAACTTAATATTCTTGATGGAGTAACAGCAACAACTGCTGAGTTAAATATCCTTGATGGTGTTACATCGTCTACTGCAGAACTTAACATTCTTGATGGTGTAACTTCTACTGCTGCTGAACTTAACATTCTTGATGGAGTTACAGCAAGTGCAGCAGAGCTAAATATTATGGATGGTGTTACAGCAACTACAGCAGAACTAAACTATGTTGATGGTGTTACAAGCAATATCCAGACTCAGTTAAATGCAAAAGGTACTGTTTCTAGTTTGTCAGATTTAAGCATTACTGCAAGTGCTTCTGAATTAAATATTATGGATGGCGTAACATCTACTACTGCAGAACTTAATATTCTTGATGGCGTTACATCTACTACTGCCGAGCTAAATTACGTGGATGGTGTAACAAGCGCTATTCAAACTCAATTAGATGCTAAAGCTCCTTTAGCTTCACCTACGTTTACTGGCACAGTGACAATCCCTACGGCAGACATTAACGCAGGTTCTATTGACGGCACAGCCATTGGCGCATCCTCTGCATCCACAGGTGCGTTCACTACGCTGACTTCTACTGGCTTGACTGTAAACAACACAACAGCTTTTTCTTACTTGCCAGTATCTACGGCAGGTTCTGTTATAGGGACAATAGGCACAGGTAGCGGTACAATCTTTAATACGCCTAGTGTTAATGCAAGCTATGGTTCTGGTTTAGCTATTGACGGTAGTTACTCAAGCGATGTATCTACCATCAACTTAAAAGCATTTGGGCCGAAGTTTTCATCTTATAGCAGTCAACTAGTTTTCCATACATCATCAGGAACATCGTTAGCAGAACGTATGCGCATCACGGATTCTGGAGTGGGCATAGGGACTAGTTCGCCTGCTACTACTTTAAATGTTAAGAGTTCGAGCTACCCGTATGTTCGAGTGACGAATGATGGCTACACAGGGCTTGATATTGGCCAAGCTGACTCTGGTGAAAGCGGAGCAGGACTTATTAAACTGAGAGATAGTGCGCCATTATTATTTTACACTGCCGACTTAGAACGCATGCGTATCGACTCCTCTGGCAATGTGGGCATAGGGACTAGTTCGCCTGCTCAGGCGTTACAAGTAAACGGAAGGATTCGCGTATCAACTGACGGCTCAAACGGTGGTGACCTAAGTGTTGATGC